CTGTAGTTTCTGCGTGTAGAACATACGCTCAGCAAAAGTGGCTGTATGACCGCTATAAGTCAGGCAGAGGTAATCTTGCCGCAAATCCCGATTGGCACCGTCCAGACGGGTTCTTTAAAGGGAGTTTTCATCAGGTTCAAGATGATGGGTTTTGTTATGCTGTGGACTTTAAATTGATTGGTGGCGGGTTGAAGGAGTGGGAAGTTAGTAATATAGCTAAATCCTATGGTCTTTACCCTACTGTTAAGAGTGAGTGGTGGCACCATCAGCCTAGAGATGGTATTGAGTGGTTTAATGCCCCGTTGATGGTTGAGGATAAGTGCGCCATCCGTGAATTGAAGGCAGATTGGGCTGGTGTGTCTGATTATCTGAGCGATCTTTCAGAACAGGTCAAAAAGACTCCTATTCGCATTAGGGAACGCTCAGACCGCGTGAAGTGCCTTCAGAGCCGTTTAGGGGCCTCTGGGCACGATGCTGGCATCCCTGATGGTATCTTTGGCAGAAAGACTCGCAAGGCCGTCAGATCGCTTCAGAGGGCGTCTGAGCTGAAGTCTGATGGTGTGGTTGGTCCTGACACTTGGAAGGCTCTGTGGCTATAGCGTGGGTGATAGGTGTGCTTTTGTTAAGAAACAGCTTTTGCTGTGGGGCATCATTCCTTCGGTAGTTCTTATTTGTCTATGGATTTATGATATCCTTGCTGCTATCATATAGAGGCGGAGGTTTTTATGAACGATGAAGATGGTCTCTCTAATGAAGAGAGAAGTGCGAATGTTGCCAAGTCTGAAGCTGAAGCAAAGAAAGCCATCGCTGAAGCTGAGAAGGCTCTGGCTGAGGCTCGTAAGGCTAATGCTGAGGCTGACCAGGCAGAATTGAGTGTTCGTTTGGAGCACATTGAGGTATCGCAGGCTGAATATGCTGCTGATAATCGTGCCGCTGGAGATGAATTCCATCATATCTACCGGTTTATTGGTGAAGTAGATTCTGATAGTGTCAATAGATGTGTAAAGAAGTTAACGCAATGGTCTCGTCTCGATCCAGGGTGCGATATAGAGATAATCTTCGATTCACCGGGAGGGGCTGTAATTCCTGGGCTTGCATTATTCGATTATATAAGGTCTCTTTCTAATGCAGGGCATCATATAACCACTGGTGCTACTGGTATGGCTGCAAGCATGGGTGGCGTATTGGTTCAGGCTGGCGATCACAGATGGATGTCTGCAGAGGCTTGGATGATGATTCACAGGGCAGCTTTTGGTGCGATTGGAAAAACTTTTGAGATCGAAGACAAGGTTGAATGGATCAAAAGGATAGAGGGGAGAATCGTTTCTATCTTTTGCGCTAATTCTAAACTTACACCTCAAAAGGTCAAAAGAAACTGGCATCGCAAGGACTGGTGGTTGAGTTCAAATGAATGTCTAGAATTGCGTTTGATTGATGAAATTACTGGGGGTTTTAATGAAGGTATGGATTGACCAGGACTTGTGTACTGGTGACGGTCTGTGCGCAGAGATTGCACCGGCTATATTCCAAATGCATGATGATGGATTGGCCTATGTGAAAGAGGTGCATTGGGATACTATCTTTGGTCCTAATTATCAAACCAAGCCGGTGTATCAGATGGCTCAGGGACTTGCTACAGTTCCTGATGGTGAGCTAGAGAATGTTATTGATTCTGCTGATGAATGCCCAGGCGAATGTATAATATGCATAGAGGCAGACGGCTAGCAGAGGTTAGCTGTTAGATGTCTGTGGTGGTATAATGTTGTTAGAGGAAAGTTGATGGATGACGTAAAGATTGGTACCAGTAAGGTTGTAACACTATCGCTGGGGGGAGACCCAGACAGCAATATAGTTAATGCTACCTTGTATCATGAATTTGATGACAGTAGTGTAGTTCAGGCCTCTACTGCGTGTACACGCACTGCTGTCGGTACGTATGCAATAACGTATGGTGAATCTACGGCTAATTCTAACAATTACGTACTGTCTCAGGGCGGGATTCATAAAGTAGTTTTTTCGTATTCTATTAGTTCGGTTGCGCATACTAGCGAGTCGTATATAAATGTATACACTCCTTACATAACTTCAGCGCAGTTCTTTTCTAACAATTCTGATATGCAAGCAAACTATGGGGCCAAGTTCGATGATCTAGAGAAGAAGGCTAGAAGGATTATCAATACATTCTGCGGCCAGGCCTTTGATTATTATGGAAGCAAGAGTTTTGTTATTGATGGCACAGACAATCGCTATCTAAGATTGCCCTACCCCCTGGATGTGTTGACAACTGTCGTTGCTGATGCTGGCGATAGCGACTCTGAGACTGTGCATGACAGTTCTGATTCTACGTTGAATAATTTAGAAAAGTTTAATTCTATGGGGAATTTTGGTTCCTCATATGCTATTCGGTTTAAAAACAAGGTTTCTGACACCAGTAAGAACTATATTGCTAGAACCTATGCAAACAAGTTTAACAGCAAATCTGATTATAAAGTAACTGGCAGTTTCGGTTGGCGCTATATTCCTAGCAATGTCTTTAATGCGGCGGAATTATTAATTCTTGATTTAATGAATGATGATGTAGAATATAGACGTCATCGTGTCAACTATGTGGCTATGGACACAACTAGGTACAGATTTGATGGTGATTATTTTGGCTCCACGGGCAACGTAGACGCCGACATTCTTTTGATGGATTATACTTTATATGTTATGGATTATGTGGGGTGAGCTAAATGTCGTTTCAAACCTTTATGCGTTTCCCTCACATTGTAGATGTGCATTTCTATAGCGAGTCTGAGAGCGCTTCCGGTCAGGTCGTTCCAGACTATTACTTTAGTAGGACTATCAATGCACACGTTGCTCCGATAGGCACTGTGAGGAAGACTACTCCCTATGTGGCTGAGAACGCTGAATATGGTGTTTTCATCCCCCGGCATTTTGAGGACAAGGTTACTTATGACTCTAGATTGTATAACATTCGTGATAGTCGTGGTAATGTGCTAGAAGCTGGCCCCCTGGAGGTTATATCCATCGCAAAGAGGCCGGGGTATTCTGGTAGATTAAATCATCTTTACGTTAAAGCTCGTGTTGTGGTGGAATCTAAATAATGATGAAGCTTGATATTAAGGGGATGCATGCATTGAAGAGCATGGCTAGACGCATGCAAAGCTCTAATGTGATGATCTACTCAGCGATGGCTGCTCATGGCGATGCTGCCGTTAAGAATGTAGAAAGTCTGATTCATGAACACTTTCCTCAGCAGGCTAGTCATTTGACAGTAAGACATACTGTTGACCCTATGGGGCTGCATCTTGTTATCTCTGGCAAAAGCCAGTATGGAACCTACATCGTCTCTACTGCGAGTATGGACTTTGATGGTGATGGTTCGGTGAGCGCCGAGGTGAGCTATGATAATGTATCAGATGGTAGTATCAAGTCTGTTACAAGCGGGATTCAAAGGATTGTTGTGTCAGAGATGAATAATTTGGCCGAAGAGATATCTAATACTGTTGCATCGGAGGTTTCTGGTGCCAGACTATAGTGATCAAATAATTGCTTATGATTTCAATGATGAGCTTAAAAGAAACTATGGTTTGAAGGATATAGCTGGCAAGGCTGTCAAAATATTTCCTATGGTGATTCCTAATGACCAGAAGCCTCCATTTATCGTGTATTACTGGCTTCCTGGCCATATTGCATCAAGTGCCTATCTTTTGAGAGAAGACACTCTGCGGTATATAATCTATGATTCCAATGCAGATAGGTGCTTTAGGATAAGTAATAAAATTATTAGTATGTTCGATGTCGGGGGTGGTCCAAGGGGCCCTGGAACCGACACTACAGTCACATCTACAGTCAATGTAAATAACACTGTTAATCGTGTTCTGGGATCGAGATTAATAGGTTCTAGATCAAATCAGCCTCTTGAAAAGGAGGGCTGGTACTCTGTCCAATTGGACTTTTCCGTTATGTATGTAGCGGGATAGTATTCGCAATAAAAATGAAAGTAAGGTATACTGCTATTACATATGTGGGAAAGACCTCTGGTTTTACTGCTCGTATCGGTGCCACTCAGTATGAGTTTGAGTGGCAAAATTCCGTAGGAGTGGGGGGCCGTAAGGACGAAGTGCTCTTAGAGCACGCACAGAAAATAGCTAGATGGAGAGACAGGCGCGGTAAGCGCATGTTTATTCTTGAATAATTTAGGAGGAAAATAATGGCAATTACAACTGCAAATATTGTCGTTGGTGAGGCTACCGTCGAATTGGGCGAGTCGGGAACGGCTTTTGCGTCCCTAACTGACGTTGGTGCTACTATGGATGGCGTTGAGCTATCATGGGAGCCGGACATGGTTGACGTAGAAGTTGATCAGTTTGGCGATGCTGCCAAGGTCATCCAGTCGAGGGTTAAGGTGATGGTCAAGACGACCCTTGCCGAAGCAACGCTTCAGAACCTTGCCCACGCATGGAACTATTCATCAACGGTTGCCGCGACAGACAGTACAACAGCTGATATCGTAACCGATTTGGATACGGTGTCGGGCGCATCTGCTACGCGGACATTTAAGTTTGGTATTGAGAACGTTTACCCGTATGAGAAGGTACTTCAGATTACTGGTAACGCTCCCGGCACGACTGCTAGCACTACGCTAAAGCGCATCTTTCAAACGAAGCGCGCTGTATCGTATTCAGCAAGCTCTCATTCAATGAAGCGAGCTGAGGCTGTAGCATTTCCGGTAGAATTTCGTATTCTGCCGAATAGCTCGGATACCAACTATGAATATGGCAAGATTATTGATGTAACCGCAAACGCCTAAGAAATTTGGCGATTCGGGTTGATATTCTTTGGAATATCTGATAGCATGATGTTATAACGAATGAAAGGTGTGAAAAGTAAATGGCTGCAACGAACAAAGATCTCAGGAGAGGTCAGGATATCATCTTTGCAGATGGTGTGGAAAGGACGATTCATCCTTTGACCATTAGGCAGTTACGGAAGTTTATGGCCGTAGCAGATAAGCTTAATGTCGAGGATGATGCCGGTCTATCCGATGAGGACATTGATAATATGGTCCTCGCATCATCTATTGCATTACAGAAGGTTGATCCTGATTTGGCTAATGATAATGATGCTCTTGAGGACGCTTTAGATTTGCGATGTTTTGCTTCTTTAATGGCTGCAAGCATGGGCAATGAGGTTGACGAAGCCCCAAACGAGTAGGTGGAGAGGGAAGTGATGGTACACCATTTCAATGGAGTACCTTCCCTCTCCACCACCTTATTTTAGAGGCTTTCGTTTCTGTCGGTGTTTGGAAAAGCATTGACGATATAGAAAACATATTAACATTTCCAGAGCTGATCCATATTGTTGATATGGTTCGTAGCAAGAAGCACGCAGACTATAATCTGCTTGCTCAGGTTGTTACTGGTGAGGGAATAGGTGAGTATCAGTCGATGACTGATTTAGATACTTCGTCGGGTTCCTCTTCAGGCAATGCTCTGGACAGCGAGTTTACGATTACACATCTACCCATCGGGCTTGGTTATGAAAGCCAATGAGTGGGATAATGGTATAGGTGTGAAATATGGCAGAAACAGGCGGAGCAAATCTAGAATTTAGAGTTAATGTTGGCGGGCTGAATCAGCTTGGTCAACTGCAAGCTCAGGTGATGAAGCTTAAGAATGGCATTGTCGTTCTTGAAGACGCTTCGCACAGCCTCGGATCTCAAATACCTCGACTTACTGGCTCTGCTAAAGAGCTTCAAAAGATATTTCATGGCGAGGCTCAAAGCGTCAAGATGCTGGTTAGAAACCAGAAGATTTATCGGCGTGAAATTAAGGGCCAGCTTGGGACGCTTAAGCTTCAGCGTCAACAAACTCAGCGTGGCACTCAGGCCTATCGTGCCTACTCCAGAGAGCTAGTAAAGCTTAGAAAGGACATGAGGAAGGTGCCTCTCCGTAAGTTTGGTACTGACCTTAAGCGCGTCTCTCAGAATGCTACTTCGGCTGCTAAGAATATGCAGTGGTTGGGGCGTCAGATGATGGTTGGTATAACTGCTCCTATTGGCATTGCATTACGCTTTATGATGCAATCGTTTGAGAGCTTTGAGAGACAGTTCGTCAGAACGAAGAAAATTCTTGATATCTCTGGCGGGGCGGCTGCTGATCTCAAGAAGAAGATGCTCAGTTTGTCTTCCGCTATAGGTGCGTCTACGTCCATTGTTGCCGGTCTTACGTCTGACTTCGCCCAAATGGGTAAGGCTCTGCTTGGTGGCGGACAGAAAGATAAACTCTCTGATCTCGCTGTAGAGTATGCTGGCCTGGCTCTTGAATTGGAGAAGGTCGGAGAGGTATCTGTTGAGGTGGGCAGAGACTTCATTGCTAACCTTGCAGGCATGGTTAAGCAGATGGACCCTGCCGGGGACAGGATAGCTAAAGTCGCTGGATTGTTAGCTAAGTTTAACATGATGGAGAATACCACTGCTCTATCGTTGAAAGATCTTGCAGAAGCTTTTCCTCAGGTTTCTCCTGCCGCTGCTGCGGCGGGTGTGGACTTAGTATTCTTGTCTGGCGTTATGGCTAACATGAAGGAAGTTGGTCTTGATGCTACCGAATCTGCCCACGCTTTGAAATTCTCTCTTCAGAGGATGATTAACCCCACAGCCAAGGTTCGTGATATGGCTGAAGAGATGGGCTCTAAGTGGTCAGAATTCAATGTTGATCTTGGTATGGGCAATATGCTTCTATTCAATCTGGCTGAGAACTTGAATATCATCGACAAGGCTGCTGGGAAGAAGGCTGCTGTTATTTATCTTGGCGAGCTTGTTGGTAAGCGCCAAGCAAGCCGTATGTTTGCAGCCATGCGCGGCATGGAGGGCTTCACTCAATCTGTTAAAACGATGCAGCAACAATTGCGATCTGGAGGAGCTGTGGGTCTGGCAGATCTTATTGGAGGAGTTGAGAACTTAGAAGAGCTTGAGGCTAAGATCAGCAGCGCCTTTTCTTCACCGGAAGCGATTCAAAGCTTTAGAGATGATATTATAGCCTTCGATCAGGGTCTGGGGAGTTCTAGTCAGGGTTTTGATAAGAATACCACATCGGCTGGAATTCTTTCCACAGCTCTGCAGGGTTTGTCTCCACCATTGAAGTCTCTAGTGATTGACTTTATGGGTGCAACACAAGCTGGTGAGACATTCGCTGATGAGTTTAATCTGGTGATGGCTGGCCCAGCCGCTGTGATGCAAAGATTGCGTAATGATATCAAGATTGCCATGCAGGAAATGGGGACGGCGTTCTTCGACGCTATTGAAAAAACTATCATTCCTGCCATTAAAAATTTCACTAAATGGGTTGCTAATTTAAGCCCGACTACAAAGAAGGCTATTATGGCATTCACTGGGTTGCTGGCCGTTATTGGCCCTGTTGGATTCTCTATGGGTCAATTGGGCAATATCGTGGGTAGCTTGGGTCGTGTGATGTCCGCATTCTTGCCCAAGATGAAGTCTATAACTGTAAGTATGCTGCTTGCTAAGCAGGCTGCAGGCGAGCCTCTGCCTCGCTTGCGACGGTTGGGAACAGGCCTCGTGCAGGTGGGTAGAAAGGCGGTTCAAGCTTCATCTGACTTTACTCATATGGGCAACAAGTGGGCGCGCTCCGTTGCTCTGCTTAAGCAAGATCCTCACATTGCAGCATCGCCATACCAACAAGCTATCGTTCAAACACGGACAGTAGCTGTCCAGGGGTCAAAATCTGTTGCTGCTGCTTCTACTTCAATGTCCGCTAGTGCCGCTAAGGGCTCGGCTAGTGTTGCAGCCAGCGCACAGTCGGCTACTGTCAAGGCTGAAGGCAGCATGACAAGAATGTTCCGCAAGACAGAGAGACAGTTTGATACTCTTATGGCGCGAATTAAGGCGGGCGCTGCTAAGAGTAGAGTCTCTATGAGGCATATTGCTAGTGCAAGAGTAGGGCAGATAGCCCCACAGCCAACAATAATGAAACGTGTTGGTGGCAGATTCACTGGCGCTAAGTTCCCTAATCCTGCTGAGATGGCTGTAGCTTGGAGTCGCAAGTTGACTGGCGTAGCGGATCATTTTGCTAGTAAATTCTCGCTCGCTGCCTACAGTGCTGCTGGGAAGATGGATAACTTGAGATTCTCTATGAGCGCCGTATTCAAAATGATTAGAGTTCAGGCTATAATTTCCGCTGGAGTGTTTGGAATGGCGTTTAAGGGTGCTATCAAGGCTATTAAATTTGCCATGATGACTTCAGGCATATTGGCAATCTTCCTGATTATTGGGTCTGCTGTGGCATATGTGGTATCTAATCTAGATATGTTTAAAGAGGCTGGTAAGAATTCGTTTGGAACCTTCAGTAAAGCATTGTCTGTGCTGAAGGAAGCCTTCTTGTCTATTGGTAAAGTTTTCTTTGAAATCTTTGGTGAAATCTTTGGCAAGACGGCAAAAGATGGCTCCAAGGAAGCGGCTAGCGGCATGGACGCCGTTGGTCGAACTATACAAGGAGTCGCTAACATATTCTTAGGCTTTGCTAAAGTTGTCCGTAATGTAATGCAGACATTTCTACCCCCTATTATTAGGTTCTTTTTGACTGTGGTTAAGAAAGTTGCTGATGGCGTAGGTGCCGCTCTGGGTTGGATGAGAAAGAATTGGGAGAAGATTTCCAAAACTGTTTCTTCTGTGGTGTATTGGATTGTCAAGATCATGGAGTTTTGGATCGACATGCTCTTGATGGAGGCTAAAGTCATAGCTAGTGTTCTGCAGTGGGTCGGGAAAGCATTCTTTGGGCTTCTAGAGCATGCAATAGTCCCGGTATTCAGGGGGATCTGGAAGGTTGTTGATGGAGTTCTAGCATTTGTGATTGGTGCAATGAGAAAGCTCGTTGAGGCAATATTGTGGGCTGTAGAGACCTCTAGGCCCCTTATTAATAAAATTCTTAGCGCACTGGACACTCTCGGCGGGGCTTTAGATAAGATTGGTATGGGTTGGAGTATAGACTTTAGGATTCCTGAGAGCTTAGATGATGTCAAAGAGAAGGCTGATACGCTGTTTGACGTTATTCAGGCTGGCCGCGCGGGTCTCAATGGACTAATTCAGGACAAGCTGGGTATAGCTGTTGGTGCGATTGGTGATGGTGTAGATTTTGCCTTAGAGAAGCTTATTGATGGTATAGATGCTGTGGCGGGCGCTGATGCTGCAGGGGCTGTCCGGGGCGTTCTTGAGGGTATTCTGGGGGGCGAGTTTGGACTGGGCAATAATTTAGCTGACGATATTGATGACAAGCTCCCCGATCTTTTGGATCGAGTTTTTGCGGATGTTGACACTGGTCCGATAGGCGAAGGCATAGCAGAGGAAGTTTCAGAGGCTATGCAAGACGCATTTAATACCTTCGTAGGCAAGGTTAAGTCTCGTTTGATAAAGGAACTTCGTAATCTAATGGATCTCAGCATGAAGAAGTTTGATGCATATACAAAGGTCTATCTGTCTGCTTATGATACACGAATTAATGTGATTCAAAAGGTTGTTGAAGCTGAGAAGGAACTTACTCGGACAATTAAATACGAGAGTGATCGTCGTTCTCTCATAAACAAGATGGCTCTCGATTCTGAGAATTTTGTGCGCAACAGGGCTCTTGCGTTGTATGAGGGGCGCGTTGAAGATGCACGCAATTTGTCGGTACAGTTTGGGCTTACAAAAACTAAGTCGCAAGAGTCTCTGTCTGGTCTAGCAGGGGGGCGGGCTTCGTACCTTCTTGATCAGAAGCGTCGGGCTGCAATTGATACGATTAAAGATGAGCAGAAGGTCGAGAAGGATCGTCTCAAGGATGTTCGTGATAGGCTTAAGGGCAGCTTCGATTCGATGCTTGAGGATCTTCCTGCAACTGATGCAGAACTTCAGGCTAAGCTATCTGAGATAACCTCAGGCTTAGCGGACCATATGGGAGAGGCGTTCGGTCCTGAAGGCGGTGCAGCAGTATCGTTGCAAAAATTTGCTACGATAATTGATAGTGAACTGACTAGTCGGTTTAATGAGCTGTTTAGAAGTATTGGCATAGTGTCTGACGGTGCGCAAGTGACGTTTACAAATGCGTTCACAGGCGTGACTGTCGCTGTCGATGAAGAAACAACGAAGGTGGCAACGACAATATCTAAGGCTGTGTCAGATTGGCTGTTGGCGTTCCTTGAGTTTGATCCAGTAACACCGTTCCAGAGAATATTTGATCTTGTTAACGAAGAGTGGAAGGGCGCCTTGGAGTGGGACTTGATTGCCCAGGGATGGATGGCCGGATTTATGGACAAGGCTATTCCTCACATTATTGAACAGCTTAAAGTCGCTCAGGGCTTAATAGAAGATGCCATGACTGACACGGTGCAGAGTGTCATGGTTAATCCTGAATTATTCTTGGCTGATAAGCTTAGGCAGGATACAGTGCTGCCACCAAGTTCGGAATTCAGGGTTGATCCGTATGAGGGGCTGTACCAGGATGATCCATACATAATGGCACCTGGGGCTAACTTTGGTGGAACGGGTGGATTTGGTGGCCCCGGGGTTGTCGGTAGTGGTGGCGGTACAGGCGTCAGGTATGGTTATGATCCCAACGACCCTCGTTTCTCTGGAGTAGACTCGGATGAGTACAGCGATTATTATGGTTCTAGATTCAATGGTGGCGCTATTAAGGCACAATATGGTCGTTATCTGAATGGCTTCCGTTCTGCTATGGTCCCGATCATGGCTCACGGTGGCGAGTATGTGATGAACGCTAAGGCTGTTCAAAATGTTGGCTTGTCTAACCTGGAGGCTATGAACAGTGAGCGTAATTATGACGGCGGTGGTGACTCTGGAGGAGTTAACATCTACGTTGAGAACTTTATTGGACAGCCGGAATGGTTTGAAGGTATGATGCAGGACTACAATATTAGCGTTGCACCTCGCCACGAACGTAGCAAGGGGCTAGACTCTCGCAGAATTAGCTCTATGGCGGATAACAATAGAAGGGGGCGTGTCTGATGGCCTTAGTTGCTGCTAGTGCTTTCATACACTCTGCCGCTTCTGTGGACGCTATAGACTCTGTTGATAAAGCCAAGGGTGGGGCTAAGCAGATCCCCAAGTCTCTTTTTAGGGCTAATGGTCGTGACATTACTGCTCATAACCGACGGTTTGCATCTGAGTCTGGTTCTATTGCTAAGAATGTTGCTTTGGCTTCTGGCTCTAGTAAGCGTTATTATGTTCGTACTCCTGAGAAGCACACTTTAAATTTCACATATCTGCCCGGTCCAAGCAGCATGACAATTGATGGTCGAGAGGGGCGGGATTTTTTGTACTCTCTCGCTACTCTAGATAAGAATGTTCTTGTAGAGCACCTACCTGACTATACTTCAGATCAGTCTGATTTTGATTATACTAGCAAGATGTCTAGGGTGGTTAGCTACAATGAATCGTTGCTGCGCAGGGATGAGAACAACGGCTGTTATTATTACGATGTTTCTATTACATTTGAGGGTCTATAATGGCTGTTGTTGCTGGCGATGCCGCAATCTCTGGGGCGGGGAGTGCTAGTCTTACTATTTATGGTGCGTGGCGTGATAGGCCGTATATCATGATTAATGATTTTGCTGTGACAGATCATGGCCGTAAGACAAGCCTTAGCGTTAAACAGATAGGCACTAAGAGCGTTAATACTACTGCCGGGTATAATCGGCACTACTATCCACGCAATGTTGCCAAGGTGTCTGTGTCCTTAAACTGGACGAACCTACCAGATGCGTCTGCTGATACTTATGATGGCCGTAGGGGGCGTATTGAGTTGAAGACGTTAGCCAGTAGTAAGAAGGCTTTAATCCTATATGTTAAGAAGCCAGATGGTACGGGTTACTCTCAGTACAGTGTTTATGCTGATAGGTATAACGAGTCGTTGGTTATGCGTCGCAATTCGGCTGGCGGAGTGTTGTATGATGTTTCTATTAGCTTGGTGGAGCTGTGATAACGACTAACACCGCAGGGAGTGCCCTTTCTACGGCCTTTACTGATGCTGTAGATAGTTCTGTGCTTACAACTAAAGCCAGGGTGATGATTGACTGGCTAGATAGTCGTCACTTAGAGTACACGGTTGGTGGCGAGATTCAGTCAGTCCAGGCAACAACCAATGATGCTCATTCAAGCAGCGCCAAGGGAGATGTCGGCCACTTCTTTGCTCCGGCGCAATCTGCTAATGGGTTTGAACGTCAGTCTTATCTGTGGGGAGTTTGTGGCGCCTTGGACGTAAACGGACAGACTATTCGTGCCGATGGACGTTGGGCTGCTATGCCGGATGAAAATAAAGATAGATACGAGTATGGCTGGTGGAGCGGTAGTCGCTCAAGCGCTGTGGATGGAACTTTCGCATCTGGCTCTGAGCCATACGTCCAGCTTGTGTTTGACTCGGCAAGAGCTACTCATATCAGAGTAAACACTTCAGAGTTTTATGGTCAAGTTAGTAGTATTAAAGTTGAATATAAAAAGGCTGGTGCATCGACTTGGATTGTACACACCTCGTCAGCTAGCATACCGGTTGGATCTTACTATTATGAGTCTGAGATTAATAGTGGTGACTATTTTGATCTTATAGGTGTGAGGGTTACTGCCCTGGCTACACGCAATAAGGATGATCACGCACGGTTTAATGAAGTTTCTCCAATTTATAGAGAAGATGTTACTCCCTATCTGACATCTCTCAGTGTGAACAAGGTCCACACTGTTCATGATAGTTCCTTGCCAGTCGGCGCCACTGCTGCCAACTCTGGCACTTTCAGTCTGGATAATACCTCTAGCAGGTTTAGTCCTTTCTCGACTGCTGGTGTTGGCAGATATGTTAGAAAAGATATAAAGATTGTGGTAGACATGGGTGTATTGATTGATGAGAATACTGAGACATACGAGTATGTACCATATGGTACATTCTGGGTTGATAATTGGAATATCTCTGCGGGGATGCAAATACAAGGTCAGTTCAGAGATTACACAAAATTCCTTTCTGAGTTGTTGATAGATGACGGATTCTTGATTGAGGATGTTCTTGCTGGGCGTGCTGTTACGGATCTAGCTTTAAAGACAAACTTCCCGCGTGCTGATGTTGATTATTTAAAGAGGTTTGAAGATGAGGTTGTTGATAAGGGTGGCGTAGTGCATCTAAGGTTTACTGATGGCAATCCCTTTAATGAAACAATTATTTCTAATACGGCCGATAGTGGTATTTGGGCCAACTGGTGGAACAAGGAGCAGGATCGTTGGAAGCCTATTGTAGATATTGATGTTGAGTATAATGCTCTGAGAGACACTGTTAAGCAGATCAATTTTGCTGCTGCGCCTACTGCAAGAGAGGTTGTTAGCTCTGCTACTAATGCTCTAACAATCAATGGGTTGAACAATGGCTCCTCTAATGTGTTTACTTCCGGCCAGACTTCGGGAGGGTTCCCCTATTATATTAATGCACGATTTTATACGTTTTACGTATCTCCCTCTTCTGGCAATGTGAGATTCAGGTTTACTACTCAGAATGGAGGCATCAGGGTCAAAATGAATGATGTCATGATAGTAGACGAGTATGTTAACGTAGATACGCCTTATAATGTCGATAATGTATATGATGTAGACGTTGGTACGCTGCGTCAAAATGCTACGTATCAAATTGAAATAGATTATTACCATTGGTATGGAACGCAAAAGCTTGTTTGGCAATATTCTACTAACGGTGGCGCATCTTGGAGCAATGTCCCCACTTCTGACACTGCACTTGTGGCGGCTAGAGATTCTATTGGAGTTAGAGAGACTTATAGTACGGCTTATGATGATGATCATTATAATAATGGTATATATTTAAATTCTTCCTCTTCTGTGCGATTGAGTGAACCTGGGGGCATCACTTCTGATTCTAACAACGAATCTGTTATCTTTAATAACACTAGCAATGCTAATTATCAGCATGTCAAGATTCCTTATGATGTTTCATATAACCTATCTGCTTCTGCGTCTGATAACTATACTGGTGAGTACTCGATTGAGGTGCTAGCACAGTTTGATACTGCTATTGGTGGCGAGGGTGTTTATGCTGGCAATATTGATAACGCCACTAGCGCCACTGAAGGTGTTGGCCTGTTTTACACAACGTCGGGGAATGGTGTATATTTGCGTGATGGTTCTCAAACTCTCTCTGTGTCTATTACAGACAGTAGTGACTTTGCTCAGACTAAGTGGACCCATGTAGTTGCTACATATGATGGTACAACGCTTAGTTATTATATTAATGGTGCATTGAAGGGCACCGACACTGGCAGCGGCCATACGTCTTGGGCTAGCCGGGATTTTCTGATAGGGAAGTCTTCCGATACTTCGTCAGGATCGTCTGCTGACTATTATTTTGATGGCAAGTTCGACCAGCTGGCTATCTACAATCAGGCATTGACTTTGGCGGAGGTGCTGGAAAACTACTATGTGATTAGCATGGTTGAATTGATTAAGTATGACTACCTGTGGGGTAACGATACTGATGCTTTCAATCTGATGCAGGAGATCGCTACAGCGGATTTGGGAATGTTCTATTTTGATGAGAATAATAAATTTAATTATCATCACTACAACCGGTTCTATGAGTCGTTTATAGACAGGCATACGACGGTTCAAAAGACTATCTCTGACGATTCATTTATCATTGGCGGCAGCACTCCTATTGATCTCCAGGCGAATAAGGTGACTGTGACGGTCAATAATCCTACGATTGAGGCGGCTGGCCGTCAGGGCATCTGGAGGCCACCTAGCCCTACTACGATGGTCGTGGCGGGCCTCTCAGCGAATATGACAGCCTCCCAGACCAGTATGTCGGTCACAACGACTCAGGGTGAGTTCCCTTGGTACGATTCTGGCTATTTTAGGGTTGATAATGAGATTGTTCAGTATAATAATAAAACTGCTTATACGCTTGAAGGTTTAACTAGGGGGATGTTTGGCACCACGGCTGTTGCGCATACTGCTGTAGTTGGCGGTGAGACAACCAAGGTCCGTGAATCTAAGTTTTTTGAGGTTAAGTATAGTCAAACCCCGGCGGTTGACATCAGGTACCCTCTGATTGCTTTGATTGATTTTGAAGATACACCATTGGCTACGATTGATCTATGGGAGCCGACACCGTTTAGTGCCAAGTTGGTGATTAGCGCTAGTGATGATGTCAATATTGGAGATTTGGTATACCTTGAGGGCAGCAATGCTGTGACTAAGCTGGGTTACTTTACTTCTATTGCTGGCGTACCTATCAATGTTAAATCCCAGTCGCAACAGGTTGTAAAGCAGTCTGCTTCTAATCATCCAAGCATCAAGAAGTATGGGCTCAAGGCGATTGAGATTGTGAATAAGTTTATCACCTCCGCTTCGTGGGCAGAAATTATTGCTAGCTTTGTACGTGATAAGTTCCAAGATGTGGTAATGATTCTATCTATTGATGCTGCAGGCGTGCCTCAGTTGCAATTGGGTGATAGAATAAAGATAGAGACGTTTGACAATTTGAGCATCTCTAATAAAGAATATTGGGTGATTGAGATAAGTATGAAATATGATGGCGGGCTAACACAGAAGCTGACTCTCAGGGAGGCGGCATAGATGGCTCTTGAAGACGGCGAGGGGATTTCTGAAAATAGAGTAACTTTCTATCGCATGGCTGGCCATAGTCACGATGGTGATAACTCATCTAAGATTGATTTTAGTTCGTATGACATTTACGATATTGTGGATGGTGAGCAGCTTAAGGCTCTTATAGGTGCAGTCGTGCAGAACGGCGCCCTTCGCACTACTCATCTCACAGTTGGTGACGGCAATTCGACCATTGTTATTGATGGCTCTATACCTGCGGCGGTGAGTAACCTTAATGTCACTTCATCTGCCTCTACTACGTCTGATGGCAATATCTTTATTGATGTTTCGTGGACTTTTGATGCAGACAGCAGCTATAAGAGTTTCTTGGTTGAGTTATATAAGAGCGAATCTGGGATTAGTGGAACATACAATATCATGCAGACGGTTGAGACAACGGGTCTCTCGTACAGGTTTGAAAGGATTGATAATAATGCGGGTGATGGTGGTCAACTTTATTATAAGGCTAAGGTCTATGTTATAAGCTCGATAGGAATCCGCGGTGTTGCCTCTTCATCTTCTGGTATCGCCCCTGCAGTTGATACTACCCCGCCCACTAGCCCTACTTTTAATGATGATTTTAGCAATTTTGATGAAGGGGTTAAGCCTGCGTTCAAGGGTTTATTTATTTATCTAGACGAGAATACTGAGTACGATGTGAAGAAGATGCGAGGCAGGTACGAGTATCAGGTGTCTATTAGCAACGTCGCCGCATCGTTCGATAGTGCTAGCAACCTTAAGGCGGCGGGTCTATCTAAGAGTTCATATTTTCTGGTTAACAATCTAGATGTGAGAGCTAGTGCAGGCGGTACAAAGATTGATTACTACCTGCGTATCAGGGCTGTAGATAGCTCGGGGAACTATTCTTCATGGGTTTACTATAAGGACACTGCTGATGGTGGCGCCAGTGGCGCAGGGACTGCCACAGATTCGGCGGCATCTGCTATTAATGTTCTAGAGATCAATGCCGGTGTGGATGTTCAGGCTAATACTATTACGGCTAATGAGATTTTTGCTGGTACTATCACTGCTACTGAAATTGCTGCTAACAGCATTACTGCTGACGAGCTGTCTTCATTGACGATTACAGTTGGTAAATATATCCAGAGTAGCAACTATGTGTCTGCCACTTCTGGTTGGCAGATTGATGGTAGCGGTAATGCGTATGTAAATAATATAGTAGCTAGAGGTACCATTCACGCCACTAGTGGCACTATAGGTGGAGAAACAACTGGTTGGACTATTGCTTCAAATGTTATTCAAACCGGTTCGGGTACAGGCACAGTTATTTTTAGTACCAATGGCGCCGGGACTCCATTCATTCGTTTGGGCTCTAAGACATCGTTCACTAGCGCTAATAGTGGTTACTGGCTTGATACTGCAAACGGCATGGCTTTAGGCTCTAATGCTTGGCATGTCGATACTGCTGGTAATATGTGGTGGGGGACATCTACGAGCTACGCAGGTGCAGACACTAAAATCTCTTCATCTGGACAAATAACGTTCAAGAATGGTTCTATAGATCTTGGTGGTGCAGATTCTACTTCTTGGCATGTCGATACTGCTGGTAATATGTGGTGGGGCGCTCATGCTACTTACGGTGCTGCAAACTATCAGATTGCAAATTGGGGAGGGGCGTATCTGCTGTACGCTCGTATAGGGGGCGGTGTTTCGGGGAGTGATGTTGAAACTGGCAAGGCTTGGGAAATTAATGATGGTAACATCACCAATGTTTCTACGCATAACGTTATTCTTGACACAGACTACAATGCAGTAGGTTTAAACAGTGTTTCTGGAATAATAAGGACTGCCGGTAGTAAGATTATCCTACGAGGCTATAGCGGTGGCGATATTCGCATGGGCATCGCCCAGACTAATGCTGACCAGCCAACATGGAACCTTGCTGGCGATATTGCCATGACGAAGGAGTCTGGCAACATTAGATTTTCTGTAGAGACGGCACTGCTGGTAAACAATGGGGCTGTAACTGTTAATAATGGCTTGACTTTGACAGGAACACCCACCAATAGCTCAGGTAGCTATATGCTCTCTAGAAACGTTGGCGGTGATTTAATATGGAATGGTTCTGCCGTAGGTGGAACGACCTATACTTCTGGTACTGGAATCACTATTAGCGCTGCAGATGTTATTAGTCATACTGACAGCAGCGCTCTGACTGGCACTCAGTCCTCTACGGGTCAATTTGTGAAAACTGTTACAGTAGATGGTTTAGGACATATGACTGGTGTTACTTTTGGAACTACCGGTAGTGGTGGAGATCATGGACTGCTAACCGGCCTGGGAGACAATGATCATCCACAGTATTCTCTAACTAGCCATGCTCATTCATACCTCCCACTGTCAGGTGGGGTAATGACGGGAACAATTAGTAATAATAGCGGTATAGTCTTGCAAGGAGGATCTGGCGCCAGTGGTAACCTGAGGGCCAATAATGGCGCCGTAAAAGGTGTAGAGATTCAAGGTACCGGAGCTACTAAGCTTTATTATGGTGCAGCGGCGGCATTTCAAACAGCAGGATCCTTTAATACCTCGTATCAGCAAATGAGGAGTGTGAATGGTATCGCATCGTTGCCGTCGTATTCGTTTACCAGCGACCCTGACACGGGGATGTATCGTAGCATTGCAGATCAGCTAGATTTCGCAACGGCCGGATCAACTAGGCTGAATCTATCTAGTGCTGGCTTGCGTTCTGGAATTATGGGAACTTCAACTAATCCGGCGTACTCGTTTACCAGCAGTACGGGAGCCGGAATGGGCTTTAGAGGCAGTACAACTTGGCTGTATATGCAGGGTGGTAGCACATACTGGGGCATAGGCGTGGGAGTTGGCGGCCATGTCGCTGCAGCCTTGGCATCTAGCACGGGGTCTGCAAATGTTAAAATTAGTGGAAATGTTCTGTATTCGTTGTCATCCAGGAGGGACCTCAAGGAAAATATTATTACTTTAGATAGACGTAGCTCTTTGTCAAGAATTAAGGCTTTGCGACCTGTAGCCTTTAATTTTAAAAAAGAATATATGGAGCTAGGTAATAATGAGATGATACCCTACGAAAAGCAGAGGGGTTTTATTGCTGAAGAAGTGGCTGAGGTAGATCACTGGATGGCTCAGTGGGGCTGGATTGATCAGAGCAATGTTGGCATGGAGAAACGAATGCTTCCTGGTGCTGATCCTGAGCCCAATTTGGAAGAGGCTGTTCCTACAGACTTTAACGAGAGGGCTATAATGGCAGATTTAGTTGCGTCGGTGCAGGAGCTTGAGTCCCGTTTGGCGGCTCTAGAGCTTTAAGAAAAGAGGGGGTGAAATATGACTACACTAGTTGTCAACATACCAAATTCTCAAATTAGCAACTTCGCTGTCTATATCAATAGCGAGTCGATAGATGATGCTGGACGCTTGCTGGACGTTACAGCGTGGCTGCAGGAGTGGATGGATAGTTCTTTGTGGGATATGGCTAGAAATAACGCTTTGGCGAACGTTGCAGATCCAACAGTATAAGGGTGGAATTTTAACCCTCGATAGGGTATAATGGAGAGGTATGGCTGATTATCAAAACTACGATGCAATAAGTTGGTCTCTTGGAACGCCGATCACTCACGGTCGGCTCCAGCAGATGTCCACTAATATTTCAGAGGTGAAGACTGCTTCTGGCAATCACGCTAAGGGTGTGATTGTACTCAACCAGTTCACTTCTCAAATTTCTACTATCGCTAACGGTGTACTGCATACCGGTTTGGCGGGTAGTACATATACTATATCCACACTGAATAGCGCATCTGGTAGCGGCAGTACAGATCAGCGTATTACCTTGGAGGCTGCGAGATATTACAAGGTGGTCCTCTCTTTGCCTAACATCTATTTAAGCGGAGGGCACGCTGGCAGTCATTTTGTGTTAAGCATGATTAAGACGGTTTCTTCTGTTGATACTACTCTTGGAACGTTTAATATTATGAGAACTAACGCCCCAGGTGCAGCCTATTTCGGCGGCGGAGTTTATCACGTTATGCTTGACACAGGGGCTGGCAGTACCACCCCTCACGAGATTAGTGCAACGCTATCTCAAGCTAATAGAGTGGGGACAGACACAGACACTTATTCTGTGTCGATATCCACAAATGCACCACTACAGCTTTGGGTTGAGGATGCCGGAGCCTCAGCGTAAAACTTTAGCCTCTCGTCGTGATGACCTTAAGTGGGGAAACGACGCTCGTAAAGGCAAAGGCAATAGCAATTGGTCCGGCGGTAAATATATTGATGATAAAGGATACGTGAGAGTCAGAGTCACTGAACATCCCTATCAGGTGCATGGATATGTTTATGAGCATCGACTTGTGATTGAGAAATTATTTGGGCGTCATCTTCAAACTTGGGAATCTGTGCATCATATTAATGAAATCAAAGAAGACAACAGGCCGTCCAATTTATATTTATGCACGGTTTCTGAACATAGCGCTATTCACAGAGAAGGATCTACTCACCCTATGGCTCACAAGGACCACATGCGCAAGAAGATGAGGGAGCGTGGATCTAGGCCTATTAAGCGAAATTTTAAAAACCCGGGGAAAAGCGGTGTGGGATCGGTACAGGACTGATATGATGTATAGAACAAACATTGGAGATGACATGAGTGATGGCGTAAAAGAGTGCGAAGGCGACGGGTGCGGCATTTGTTTCACCCCGAATTCGCATAACCAGAAATATGCAGATCCGCGATGCAGGAAGGAGCAGGAATATAATATTGTTTGCTCGTACAGAAGAGAGCAAAACGATTTTGGTGTTCCAATAGATCCTATGGACGAGTTAGAGATTACAAATGAGGTTGAGTTGAAGCTGGCTTATACGAGGCTGGTGAAGGAGTATGAAAAGGTTAAAACAAAAAAAGATGATTTGTCTGCGTCTGTATATCGTGCTGTTGTGGACAATGCGGAAAACTATGTAGTTCCGCCCACGACACCACCCCGTTCAGACAGACGCTCTAAGGGGGAAGAAGTCGCTGTGGCTGTGTTGGCCGACTGGCAACTTGCAAAGGTCACTCCTGATTACGATTCGGCTACGTGTGAGAGTCGTATTGATAAGTTTGCTGAGAAGGTCGTTTCGCTGACTGAGATTCAGCGTGCGGACCATCCTGTTAAAGATATACATATATGGATGCTAGGCGACATTGTTGAAGGGGAATTGATATTCCCTGGGCAAAGCTTCTTGGTTGATGGCGGTCTGTATCGTCAGGTCACCGTCGATGGTCCAAGGATAATGACTAAGTTCTTTAAAAAGATGCTGGAAAACTTTCGGCATGTATATGTCACTGGAGTGATTGGGAATCATGGAGCCATCGGTGGAAGGCAGCGTAGAGACCACGATCCTGAAACAAATGCGGATAGAATGATTTATAGGATTATGGATCTTGTCTTTCAAGACGAAGACAGGATCACTTTTGATATCCCCGATGGTCGTGGCGAGGGTCACTGGTATGCTATTGACGACATAGGCAACTATAGCTCTTTGCTTTGCCACGGAGATCAGTTTAATTCGCTGTCGTCTTTCTATCAGTTTCAGAAGAAGATTTACGGCTGGCGTGTGGGGGCAATACAGAAGCACTTTGATGATGTATATATTGGACATTTTCATACGCCCACAAAGATGACGTTTAATACTATACAGTGTAGGATCTCAGGAAGCCCTGAGAGTAGTAATGATTATGCTGCAGAGAGGTTGGCCGCAGTCGGCAGACCCTCTCAGCCATTGATGTTTGTTCATCCAGAGCGAGGCATTGTGACCTCTGAATATTGTGTCTGGCTGGATGATTAGAGAACTATGAGATCGTCTTGTCTTTATAGACTGGCGGAATCTATAGCAAATAGGAGGAAATATGAATTTATATAGAGATATTATTGAAAGAGCAGTTTGGACTGCGGTGCAGAGTTTTTTGGCTGTGTTTACAGTCACTGACCTGTCTTCATCCAAGGCTGCTGCCGTTGCGGGAGCCGGTGCTTTGATTTCTGCACTTAAGAGTGTGGCTGCTTCAAAGATTGGAGACCCAAGCAACGGTTCAACTCTTAAGTGAGTGGCTATGGGAAGCTTAGAGCTCATATAAAATGTCCCAAGTGCTCTGGCAAGATTATGGAAGGAGTAACGTTTAAAAACACCATTGAGCTTTCATGCTTGATTTGCGGTTGGCGAGTCGAGCCTGAGGTGGCTTTATGGAATGGAGAAAAGGACAAGCTCTATAAACGTTTGTTGAGTGAACGAACTAGATAGTTTAGCTAATAAGATTAACGCTCAGGTGAGAGGATTCTACCTTGATGATGGAGTGGTTGTGCAAGCAATTAAATACATTAGAAAAGAGAACAGAGTTGTCTTCCGGCGGACAGACACAGGCGAGGAGTATTATGATGACTATAAAGGATCAGCTTTATTCCGTAAGCGTGTGTTTATCATTAGCGAAGTTGCCCGACAGGTCGGCAGGGCGGCAGGCACTATACGGGACTATGAACGTTCCGGCCTGCTCCCTGCCGCTAGTCGTTTTCCCTACAAGAAGACTCAGTGCCGTTACTACACTCTTGGCGATGTGGAGGGGATCGAGTCATTTTTTAATGCCCGTCAGGTTGGAAGGCCGTCCAAGAAGACGGTATACTCCCGTAGAGAGTTGAGAGACAAAATCCGCAATGCTGAGAAAGGTGTATTATGAAAGCTGATGATGATAATCATGTTTGGGTTTCTATTGGTGTAACCAAGAATCTGGGCAACTATGAGTCTATGCGTCTTGACGCTGGTGCTAAGTTGTCTGGCGACCCTGGTGATGATAAGTTGTGGGAGAAGCTCTGGGATACTGTAGACAGCCAGATTGAGGCCAAGCTTACTGAGATTGCTAAGGGCGATGGATAGTCATGATTGGTCGCAAGGTGCGCTGTGCTTTAACAGCGGGCATAGGCATTATTGGACTAGTTATGATTATGATGAAACGCAATATGCGAAGACTATTTGCAATGATTGTAAGGTGAAACTGCCATGTTTAATTGCCGCTACGAGCGATCCTTTTTTTGTCGGTGTGAGCGCTGGTTTATCAAAGTACGATATGCTTATGGCTGCATGGAGGAGGATTGAAGATGCCTCAGAGTCAAACTGGAGCGGACCTGATTCAGTTATTGAAAAAGCTCTCAAAAGAGGAGGGTAAGTTTTTCCTTCCTGATGCTGTCAGGGAGGAGGCGGTGGCTGATAGTCTGATAGATGCCTACGGGTACGAAGATGTTGCCACCACTGCTGGGGCGTATGTGAGGAAGGCCTCTAGCCCAATTATGGTGTTCAGCTTTGCTATGGATGCTCCTTCTATTATTGGGAAGGCTGTTGCTGAACGTAAGTCTAGAGAAAGGTTCTTGGAGATCGTGGAAAAGACACGCGAGAGAATGGACAAGCGCAAGTGAATTATGAAGTTAAACTACTTAATGCCGTTATTGATACTGGTGACTATATTGAGTGCCAGAATGAGGGGGTGGGCGATGTTTTCATCAACTATCAGGACGTATGGAGCTTTATAACTTCCCACTATGATAAGCATAAGAAGATTCCTGCGAAGCAGGAAGTTAAGTCCCACTTTCCTGACTTTGAGTATCTAACCACCACGGAGCCTCTGCAGTATTATATTGATAATGCTCGTCAGGAGTCCATGTCTGCAAATACCCGCTCTCTTATCGCCAGTACGCATGAGATGTTGAAATCTGGTGGTCCTAAGATTGCTCTTAGCTATCTGCTGTCTAATGCTAACAGGCTGGTTAAGGAGGCGACTAGTCTTAAAGATACTGATCTTGTTAGTGAGTGGAGAGACAGGGCTAAAGATCTTGCTAATCGTGTGAATGATTCTGATGAGAAAACTCTTGGTATACCCACCGATATTAGTGTTATAGATTCTGAGTTTGGTGGGTGGATGCCGGGTGATTTTATTGTATTGTTGGGATGGACGGGTGTGGGGAAGTCGTTCATAACAAGGCTGTTTGCTGTCAATGCTTGGCTGGCTGGTTATAGGCCTATGATTATTTCGCTTGAAATGAACAAGCAGCAAGAGGCTCAGCGTATTGATACCATATTAAATAACGGTAAGGGGTTCTTTACACACTCTGATCTTGTCCGACCTAATGATGAGGTTGTAGATTCGTATAAGAAGTGGGCAGAAGATACGTTTGAGAATATGCATCCGTTCTATCTAATCACCTCCGAGGGGCTGGATGTGTGTGATCAGAACCTTGTCCAGGCTAAGATAGATCAGTATAATCCAGATCTTGTTATTCTTGATTATCACGGCCTGTTTGATGATGCTAGTGGTGCTAAGTCTGAAACTGAGAAGGCTAAGAATCTCTCTAAGGCTTTTAAGAGAATGGCCGTAAAGAACGGTGTGGCCATTATTGATGTTGCTGCCGTGACGATGCAAGATGGACATTCTGAGCGTCCACCTGAGTTGGAAGAGGTCGCTTGGAGCAAGCAGTTAGCTTACGATGCCGACTTGGTTCTGTCTCTCCACAGAGAGGTTGACTCTAGCATCTTCCAAGTGGTGAGCAGAAAGGTCAGGCGCTGCGCTCAGTTTGGCTTCTATTTGAATTGGGATTTGGATACTGGTGAATGGCGGGAGGAGTGGGGTGTCTAAAGTTATAAGAAAATACGATGGCAGAGCTAAGGACGTTGAAACAATCATTAGACTTAAGGGTTGGATGTCTGATTGTATTGTTGAGGAGATTGGCAAGGAGGGCATGACTGTTTCTGATTGTAAGTTTGAATGGTCTTACGATCCTGAGAGTGAGATGTTTGATTACTGTGTCTACGCAATCGCTTGAGGCTTCTATCCGTGATATACTGCATAGAGGCGCTGTTTCGATAGTTAGTGAGGTTGGCGATGAGCTTGTAACTTATTGCCCGTTTCATAGCAATATGAACACTCCGTCATTCTCTATCAACAGGCACACGGGTTTGTGGCAATGCTTCAATCCTGATTGTGAAAAGCGGGGAGGTGTAAGGCTCCTCCAGAAACTACTCCTTAACGAAGATTCACGCATTGACACTACAACAATGAGTGGAGATTATCTTGACAAACTATTGAGGGGGTTGAGCGAGAATGACGATGTAGATGATTTGGAGCGCCTACTTCAGCAATGCTCTATAGATTACACATCTGACGATGTGAAGCTTCTTGATCTAATGATTGATCGAGGCTTTGAACTAGACACTCTGAAAGATTTTGAGGTAGGGTTTTCCAGAGTGAAGAAGAGAGTGGTTATTCCAGTCAGAGATCAGTTCTTTAATCTGATTGGCCTCATTGGCAGGGGGACCCTCTCTGGACAGCTTCCGAAGTATCTTTATAGCTCAGGTTTCCCGAGGCGTAAGACCCTGTTTAACTTGAATAAGGCTAAGGTGCATGATGAAGTTATGGTCGTTGAGGGCAGCCTGGATGCAATGAAGATCCATCAGGCAGGTTTTCCTAATGTCGTGGCTACGCTTGGCGCTGTCATCACAAAGGAGCAGGTACAATTGCTCAATAAGCATTTTGACCAGATTGTAATAATTCCTGACGTTGATGCCGCCGGTTTCGCCATGAGGGATGCTATAATAGAGACAACCCGCCGAAAGGAAGTCTTCGTGGCCGCATGCCCTGAAGGCTTCAAGGATGCGGGGGATATGAATACTTATCAAATAATCAAGATGATTGCCGATAAGAAAACAACTTTATTTAACTAGGAGAAAATATAACTATGAAGAGTTTTAGCACACTTGCAGATATGAAGAAAACAGTAGGGGAGGAAGCAGCCAAGTCCTCTGGAGGAGGCGGCAGGAGGTTCCTCTTCTTGAGGGACGGTGACAGCTATAAGGTCAGGTTCCGTCAGGAGCTGGCTGAGGATGGCGCTAACTTCGATGACGACCGTGGTACCGCACTTGTGGTCCCTGTTGTTACATCGCCCATTAATTGGAAGTACAAGGCGATGTGCACGGAGGGTTTGGAAGAGACCAACTATAGGTGTTGGGCTCAGGAGCAGTCGATTGCTGATCCTAAGTGGAAGCCACGGCAGAATTTGCTTATCAACCTTGCGGTTGAGGTTGAGCCGGGTAAGTGGGAGTCTCGCATCATTGAGACTACTCTTACAAATCCCCGCCATGTTGGTCAAACTATCATTGAGTATGCGCAGACGTATGGCACGATCACTGATCGGTACTATAAGTTCAGTCGTACTGGTAGCGGCCCTCAGGACACATCGTATAACCTGATTCCTCTAGAGAGTGGCGATGAGACTGACGAGATTTCAGCTATGCCTCTCCATGATCTGGACAAGGTTTACAAGGTTATCCCCTACGATCAGCAGGAGTCCTTCTATTCCACGGGCGAAACTGCTGGAAGTGGTGCTTGGTAGTCGGTAGTGGATCCGGGGAGGGCTTCGGCCCTCCCCTTTCTGCTTGGAAAGGAATATCGTGCTTTTGTGTTTAGACATTGATGGTGTTGTCGCAGATATTGCCTATGAATTAGACTTCATCGCTATTCGTGATGGCCATGATAAATATGATTTTAGCAATTCGTTTGACAGTAAACACTGGCGCGATGTCGAATGGGTCTATGAGGCAATGCAGGATGAGGTATTTTGGCGCAACTTGAGGCCTTATGAGGATGCTTGGCATTTTGTGAATAAGGCCTTTATGTCTGGTGTAGATGTTATGTTTGTCACTAGCCGTAATCCTAAGTGGCGTGATGCAACTGAGAGGTGGCTTGATGAGTGGGATATTGCCTATCATGACATCCTGTTCACTGAGGCTGGTAGGAAGCCTGAGTTACTAGAGATGATGCAAGAGAATGTTCCTTGGGGCGAGACTGCCTTGATGGTTGAAGACAACCCTCTTGAGGTGGATGCAGTGAATGAGGCAAAGCTGTTGGGCGTGTTGATGAATCGTGATTATAATAAGGATTTTGAGTTAAACAAGCCTTGGTGGTCGGATAGCAAGCTTGATAATCGGGTAGATTCTTTTAGTGACCTTGAGGAATTGCTTAACAAACTAGGTTGGGAGTAATAAAGTGAGTGCTGAAGTGAGTAGGAGCGATAGGCCAGATTGGGATTCGTATTTCTTTAGGATGGCTACGCTTATCGCTACGCGTGCCACCTGTCCCTCCAGGTCGGTTGGATGTGTTATTATCAACCCTGAAACTAATCATGTGTTGGCCACTGGATACAATGGTGCTCCTAGAGGTACAAGTCATTGTGGTGAGAGTTGCTGGACACGGAAGTCGGGTCAGAGCTTTGAGAGGTGTAAGGCTGTTCATGCTGAGTTGAATGCTATTTTGCATGCAGCCAAGAGTGGAGTAAGCACTGATGGTTGTAGGATGTATCTCACTACCACTCCGTGTGTGTTCTGCTCTAGGACTCTCATTAATGCTGGCGTAAAAGAAGTGTATGCTATGAGTAAGTACGCTCATGAAGATGCTATCTCATTGTTGAAGGAGGGTGGCGTTGAGGTCAGGATTATTTCACCGGTTGAACTTACGGACTTGGTTCGCTTCTCATGACAGACTTTGTTCACCTCCATGTTCATAGCGAGTATTCTTTGCTTGATGGCATGTCTACTCCAGAGGAGATGGCCGCTACAGCGTCTACACATGGTCAGACCTCTCTAGCCATTACGGATCATGGAAGTATGGCCGGTGTTCTAAAGTTTCAGGATGCTTGTTCTAAGCAGAATGTTAAGCCGATATTTGGAATCGAGGCCTACTTTACTCCAGACATGGCTGATGATACTGTGGACGCTAAGACTGAGAGATTCCATCTCATCCTTCTTGCTAAGAACAATGAGGGGCTGTCGAATCTGTTCCGGCTGAACAACGAGGCGTGGATGAATGGTTTTTACTATAAGCCACGCATGGACTTCCCAATGCTAGAGCGTATTGTCAATAACGACATTATAGCTTTGTCTGGCTGCAGGGGGAGCTCTATTGCTAAGGCAATCGAAGCAGGTAATTGGAGCAGGGCTGAGCGTCTATCTGAGAAGTTTATTGATATCTTTGGTGATGATTTCTATTTTGAGATCCAGTCTTGGAACCCTGAGGAAATAAATAAGGGTCTTATAATGCTCGCAGATTCTTATGGGAAAAAGGTAGTTCCCACTTTAGATTGCCATTATCCCAGCCATAGTGATGCGGGAGTTGAGGAGGTGCTGCTAACAGTGGCTCAGTTCCCCTCTATGAATGCTGCTGCTAAGCGTTATGCTATGGAGCATAATGGATGTGCTAAAAAAACTGGCATGGATATTACTAGCAAGATAAACACAATGTATCCTGACAGAAGGCTGCGTTTTGATGATATCCAGCCTTATATAATGGGGGCTGCTGAGATCAGGGACCTGTTTTTAGATAAGGGTCTTGGTGATCATCTGGAGAACACTTTAGAAGTTGCTGATAAGTGCAATGCTGAGATATCCAAGAAGCGCTATTTGCTGCCTAAGTATGATGAGAAATTTGATTCTGTGTGGTATTTGCGTGAGATTGCAAACATGTCGATGTCTAGTAAAGGCTTTGCTGGCGAGAGTGAGTATGTAGATCGCTTAAATGAGGAGATAGATACTATCGAGAAGACTGGCTTTGCTGATTACTTCTTGGTTATTTGGGATCTCGTCAATTGGGCTAGGAATAGCAACATAGGTGTCGGGCCAGGACGGGGCTCTGTGGGCGGCTCTTTGTTGGCGTATCTAATGGATATTACCATTGTGGATCCGATCAAGTATGATCTGTTGTTTGCTAGGTTTATCAACCCGGATCGTAATGACTACCCTGATATTGATCTTGACTTTGAAGACAAGAGGCGGGGAGAGGTTAAGGAGTATTTGAAGAACCGTTGGGGGGCGGACAACGTGGCTTCTATCTCAGCATTCGGTGTGTTCAAGGCTAAGTCTGCTGTGAAGGATGTGGCCAGAGTTTTTGGTGTAGAGTTTAGAGAAATAAACGGCATCACGCAATTGTTTGAGTCGCTTAAGGATATGAATCGTAGTCCTAAGGTCCGTGAGTTTTGTGACAAGTATGTGGATGTAAAACCTGTGGCTGAAAGGCTGGAGGGTCGTGTTCGCACTGCAGGAATGCACGCTGCTGGTGTTGTGGTCTCTTCTAAGCCTCTGTGGGAGGTCTGTCCGGTTGAGTCCCGCAAGGATGCTTCTGGGGACGGCAGAACAGTTGTAACGGCATTTGACATGGATGATGCTGAAGCTGTTGGTCTAATCAAGATTGATATCTTGGGGTTGAAGACGGTTTCTGTGGTCAAAGATTGTCTTAGCCAAATTAGTGAGCATCGTGGCTTGGATGTTGAATCGGAGTCTTTGAGTTTAGATGACCCCGCTGTATTTGCACAGTTTGATTCTGCGGAAACAACGGGCGTGTTCCAGGCTGATGCCGGTGCCTATCGTAGTCTGCTGGAGCATATGCCTTGTGAGAGCTTTATAGATTTGGTTATTTCTAATGCTTTGGTGCGCCCGGGTGCTCTGTTGACGCAGGGTGATAAGTTTGTTAAGCGCCGTTCAGGACAGCAGAGGGTTAAGTACCCACACTCTTCATTGAAGCCTATCTTGGAGGAGACGTATGGTACGTTTATATTTCAGGAACAGTTGATGCATGCGGTGGTGATACTCGCAGGGTTTAGCTGGGCTGAGGCGGACAGCCTGCGCAAGATTATTGGCAAGAAGCGTGACATGAATGAGTTTGAACAGTATCGCAAGCGGTTTGTCGAGAATAATGTTATGAGCGCTGAGGCTTCTGAGAAGATGTGGGATGATTTTGAGGTTTCTGCTTTGTATATGTTTAACAAGTCACACGCTGTAGCATATTCAATGTTGTCGTATCAGACTATGTGGTTGAAGCTGAATTATCCTTTGGAATTCTGTTGGGCTCTGCTGGCGAACGAGAGCAGCAGGGAGAAGGTTACTGCCTATCTGCTGGAAGCTAAGCGCCTAGGTGTTGAGGTAAAACCTCCTGACGTTAATCATTCTGATGAGTTCTTTTCTGTTGATTACTCTGGCGAAGGATCAATCAGGTTTGGCCTTTCCAACATTGACGGTGTGGGCAAGAGTGCTATTAAAGAAATTATGCAGAAGCGACCCTTCTCTTCTTATGATGAACTTACGGGTAGGTGCGCTAAGCGTTATCTCAGAAGAAATGTTCTTGAGAGTTTAGACAAGATTGGCTCTTTGGAATCGCTAGGACATATATCTGAATATGATCATAGCAAGTATTACATGCCTTTGCTTGGCTTCCCCATTGCGCAAGAGATTGATGATAAGCATGATGATCTGTTGGCTCCTGCATCGTCTGTGCATGAGGATGAGATGTCTATGTCGTTTGTAAAGGCTGTGGTGAGATCCATCAAGAGATCTCCAACCTATGTGCGAATAGAGTTTGAAGACCCTACTGGTTCATTTACGGTGTTTAGCAATCTGGACATTGAATTGAAGAAACGCGACTACGTTTATGCTCTGATTGGAGATCGCTCGCTGCAATGCTATAACGATGTGGAGGATGAGAGCGGTGCCGCTGTGGAGCTAATGAACTTGATGCGGACTGAATGTAATCATGATCATGCATGGCTGTACGAACATGGCTTGGGGTCTATGAATGATTCCAAGGCTCTGGCGTATGTTGTGAATGTGCGTCAGTTTAAAACTTCCAAGGGGCAGTCAATGGCGACTGTATACGTGTGGGATGGAAAACAGTTTTCTAAAATCGTAATTTTCCCTCACATGTACGGACGATACGCTCAGAAACTTGGTAGAATAGAGAGAACGTGGGTAGCCGTTAAGCCCACCCCTATATCGAATGCTGATGAGGGATTTAAAGTTGACGGCACAGACGATATTATTGATATTGATGATTTTTGTAGGAGGATGAAGATTAATGTTAGTAGTTGATAAACGTAGCGGCGACAAGATGCCGGAGTATGAGATTATACCCACACCTTCCATTGGTTTGAATAGAGCATTGGGCGGAGGCTTATATACGGGTATGACCCATCTATTGTGGGGAACGCCTTCAGCGGGGAAGACAACTTTGTGTTACCATGTTTTGGCGCAGGCTCAGAGGATGGGCTATAGGCCTGTTATTATTGATTCTGAGTTTTCATACAAAGAAGAGTATGCTGAGCAGTGCGGAGTAGACATTGGTGATCCTATTATAATTCAGGGCACTATTGTGGAAGATATATTGAAAGCTATTATGCCAATGCTTGAGAGCACAGACGAGAAGCATATATTTCTTGTTGACTCTCTCTCCAATTTGATGAAAGATGAGTTTTATGGCAAGCCTGATGGCGGGAAGGCTATGGGGCTTGCTGCTCGCTCCCAGGGGTACTTCATTCAGAAGCTAGTGAACTATCTCAATAAGGAGCGTAATATTATGTTGTTTGTCTCTCATCAAATGGTGGATTTGAGCGGCATGTATGCTGTTTTGAAGGGTAAGTACGGCAACACAGTGCATCATAATATGCATAACATTGTTAGGCTGTTCTTGTCGATGTCTCAGTCGGAGACGGAGCGAGATAACGCCAAGATGATTACCTCTCAGAAGGTTGCTTGGACCATTGATAAGACTAAACAGAGGGCGAGCATTGGCACCACTGGCCAATACTATATATTGCCTCAGCGGGGCGGTATTGATACTCTTCGTGAGTTGATTGACATTGCTGTTGAGATGGGTGTCATTGAGAGACGGGGTGCTTGGTTCTATTATGGAGATGACAAGTGGAATGGCGCTGTCAATATAGACCTTTCAGACGTACAGCACTCTGAGATTTTTGAGAAGGTGCTTGTCGGATGAAGCGCACAGAGAAGCAAGAGATAAAGCGTGATGGTGCTAAGGCTGTGAAGAATTCTGGGAGGGGGATGAAGAAAGGCGACGCTCAGTGGAAGAGCTTCCTACTTGACTATAAGCATTGTGGTAAGTCGTTTACGTTGTCTCTGTCTAATTGGAAGAAGCACGCCAGGGACTCTTGGAATGATCATTACCGACATCCATGCTTGAGTGTTGTTTTAGGCGAGGACAGTGAGTGTAAACTCGCTGTGATTGAGTGGTCTGTGTTCCGTGAACTAGTAGAAGGGTCAGATTATGAGTAGAGATATTGTTGTGTCTGTAGAGAGTCTGCAGGCTGCTATGGGCGAGAAGGCTGAGGAGTTTATTGCTGTGATGAGGATTGTAGAGGACATTATTGCCAATCCTAACCATTATCACGGAATTCAGGCTGCTAAAACTGCCGCTATCTTGGCTGCGTATAGAACGAGGGTGATTGTCATGGCTCAGGCGTATAAGAGAAATTCTACGATTATGTCTAATAATGATAAGATTTCCAAAGATATATGGTATACTCTACATGAAGCGCTTGAGGAGAATATTAATACCCTCAAGCTTTTGGCTAGGAGTAGTTCGTGAAATCTCTTAACATGCTCAAGAGTGTAGAGGAGCCTGTGAGGGAAGTCGCAGTTTCTTTAGAGGAAAGTTTTTCAAAGGCGGTAGATGAACATCTTAGAGTTAAGAATGAACGTGATTTTAAAAGGGTGGATGGGTTTCATCCAAGCTATACAAATCAGTGTTCTCGATATTGGGTGTATTTGTTTCGTGGCATATCTATAGCCCCTACTTTTACTGGCCACACTTATCGTATATTTGACAATGGACATGCTGTTCATGATCGCTTGTATTCTTATTTTAGGGATATGGGCATCCTTGTTGCTGAAGAAATTTCTGTTAAGTATGATGATCCGCCGATTGTTGGCACGGCTGATGGAGTCATGAACTGGGAGGGGGAGAAGCTCATAGAGTTGAAGTCTATCTCCCAGGAGGGTTTTCATTATAGGCAGTTGCATAACAAGCCTAAGGATGATCATTACCGGCAGGCCCAAGTTTATATGAGGTGTTTGGGCTTTGATGAGGGGTTGGTCATATATGAGAATAAGAATAATCAAAGGCTGTTGCCTCTGCTAATTCAGAGAGATGACAAGTTTGTTGATAGGCTGTTTAATAAATGGCGTAAGTGGTATCAGGCTTTCTTGGATGATGTATTGCCCGTGAGGCCTTATAAGATTACTTCTCCAAAATGCCAGTATTGTGATGTTAGATCGTTTTGTTGGAGTGATGATGACGAAGGAACCAAACTGTAAGTCTTGTGCCAACCCTGACTGTGGCAAGTCTTTTACGCCTAAGGTCTATAATGCTATTTACTGCGGGGCTGAATGCCGTAAGATTATTACAAACAAGAAAGTACTACAAAGGTACTATGAGAGGAAGGAACGGCGCAATTCGCGCAGAGTGTGTCTCACTAAGAAGTGTGGCACCGTTCTGTCTCGATACAACGAGGAGGATATTTGTGAACAGTGCAAACGTGAAAGATTTATCCAAAGATTGGTTGGATGGGGATGGAGCGAACCTCAGTTGCGTCGTGAGTATGAGTGAAGACTTTTTCTATCTTGAAAAACGTTAAGATCCTTGGCATAGATCCATCTACTCGCTCATTGGCGTGGGCTTTATGCACGCTGGGCGGTGGGGGAGCTGTGTCTCTTGGCCTGTATGGCAAAATTGAATTGCCGCACAAGCAGGGAATGGAGCCTAAGATTAATGCGGTGGTGAGCAGTTTGCCGGGTGTGATTGAGGCCGTAGAACCTGATTTTGTTT